AACGGCGAACGACATCCTATGATTAATAGCGACTTAGGAAAATACTTTGATCACTTAAAAGGTGACAGAAAAACTACCGGAAAAAGTAATAAACCTAAAGATTTAATTGTAAAAAGAACTGAAAATTATTGGCAATAATTTCTCATATGGCGCCAGCAGCTACCGTCTTCTAATTCACTAAACTTCCAGTGAAACATACTAATTCGTTCAAGCCAACGTTGCCTGTCAAATGTAACAGGTGATTCTATATATTTAAAATCATCATTAGAAACTTCTTTGCACTGACTTTTTTGTGGATCAGTTAAAAAACAATTATAACCTTTTATTATCGGACCAACTACTGCACTGCTGTTGTGATTAACAACACACCACGCATTATCTAGATCTTGTTCTAATGGTTTGTCAAATGCACTTATTGTTACGTTTTTAAAATTTTTAATTTTGGTAAATTTAGGATGCAAATACTTTGATGCGTTTTTGTCTCCTGGATGAGCTCTTATTACAATAGGTCTGTCACTGTTATATCTTATTTTTTTAATTGTATCTAACGCCCATTGTTGTACGTCTGTACCTGTCATGCTCCATCCGCCGTTGCGCTGAAGCATTAGTAAGATATGAGATCCGTGTGTCTTGTTATCTTCTAATACAATTCTTGTATCTTTACTAATCTGCTGCCATCGAGTTGGGTCAATGTCTTGATCACAATAGATACCAGTGTTTGGAAAGATTCCATTAAAACTATATCTTAAATAACCATGGGGATTTATTTTATCGTTATATAAAAATAAATTTGCATCTGCACACACAACATGTTTTCCGCTTGAAACTTGTGTGTGTATTATATTGTTTCTTAATTTTAGATGTGCAGAACTTATATCGTTATGCACCCAGCCTTGTATCACTGCAACTTCAGAATCTTCTAGTTGATCCGTATTATTAATTTTTCCAACATCGCCGACTTTATCTACACCTTTGATAAATTTAAAAAGCAAATCGGTTTTTTGTTTGTTGTTATTTTTTGCCGGAACAGTTTTTAAATAACTAACTACCTTCATTTAATATGCTCCATGCAAATCCGTTTAGCATTTCATTAGAAGTAAACTGGCAATAAGACAAGTGTGCTGCAAATCTGACAGTTTCTTGTTTGGTAGGCAAATATAAATTGTTAATGTCTTTAAGAGCAGTGTTGCACAAAACAGAAGCAGCATTTGGTGCTAATGCGATAGCCGGTACACTGTAGAGCAACGCTTCTGTAGCTGCAATGCTGTTAAATGTAACCAAACAGTATGCATCATCTAACGCATCCCAAATTGTATTAGTTGTAACCCGTTCGGAACGATTTGGTTTGAGTCTTACTTCAATTGGTCGATTGGTATGTGTCTTGATCTCGTCAACTGTTTCAGCTAACCAAGTATCTAAATCTTTTTCATAAAACTTCATTACTTTGTCAGATGGCGGACATATTAAAATTTTATTGCCTGTTTGACCGTTTCTGTTTTTGTATTGCCAATTTAATTTTTTTAATCTATCAAGGCCTCTGTCTTTTATTGGTCCTAAATTTTGCAGTGCATTTTTAGTAATACGATGATAGTCCTTTTTTGTACCGGGCTGAATATATCCAGAGTCGATAGCATAAAAATCTATTTTATTTCTTAAACAATATTTTATGGCTTTTTGACCGCCGCCGCCCAGCCCCCGAATTACCAGTGTGTCAGTAGTGCCGTTTTTTAACACAAAGTCACTTATGCTTCCACCAGAACCCATTATAAATGATTGCAAGTAAGGATCGTATTTTAATCCTTTAGCTTCGTAGTTAAATCCGTCGGATGCAATTGCTGCAATTTTTATTCCCATGAATGCACTAACTTCTTTCTTTAATTCTGTGTCGTCATAAATCTTATGTTCAGGGTCGACTAATGTATTTAAGTATAGCTTTAATATAGATTTTACATTCTTTGTAAACGGTAAATCATCAATTGTTTTGGGTCGTTCTAATTCTCTTGTGAGGTTTTTTTTTGAACTTCTAAATTATTTTGTAAGTATGTTCTTTCAACTTGATACCAATCACTTGAGTATTCGCAACTTTTGTAATCATCAAACCAAGGTCCGCCTTCGGTGTAATGAATAAGTTTCGGCTTACCATCTTTGGGTTCGGTGTACCATCCTACTAGCCAATTCCATTCGTGACTGATCTTACCTATATGTTTGTCGTGAACCCAACTAAATCTGTGAAAATACGCACCCGTCTTTGCCTCGTTATTAATAAGTGTAGGTGTTAATAGTTTGTTACTAGGATGTTCGCAGTTGATTAACATCATACTTGACCAGTTTTTTCTTGGATACAACGTTTGTCGCTGCCCGTCCATTTTGGTAACTTCTGTTGGTATATAATTATGTTGGGCACACATAATAGCATACTTGTCGTCAATCTGATCAAACAACTCTTTTATATCAGCAACTGCTAAAAAGTCGCAATCTATAAACAGCGCCCAACCGGTGTAGTTATTAAGATATGGAATAAGAAATCTTGTGAACGTAAACTCTGTGCTTGCAAGTTTATCAACTGGACGAGTGTAAATGCCTTGTTTTCTAAGTTTGTTTTGTTCTATTGGAACGATCTCGACTGGTACAGAAGCGTGTTGTTCGATACTTAACTTTGCAATTTGATATGCAATGTCTTCTCTACTATCCCATCCGATATAGATCTTTAATGGTTTAATCTCGTCGCTCAATGTCATTCTCCGTTAATTCTTTGCCCAGCCACACTTCAATTACTTTGGCAGTTTCGTTTCCGATATTTATAGCCTTGTGCCAGTATGCAGTCGGTATGTCTATACTGTCTCCTGGTATTAGTGTCTGTTGAGTCTTTCTACCCTGTCTGTCTTCAAGTACCATTACAATTACTCCGCTAACAACATGCCAGTGTTCGGATCTTTTAAAATGTCGTTGATCGCTTAATGCTTTTCCTTTTTGAAAACTCAGCTCTTTTACTTGCCATTCGCCGTTGCTATCAAGTACTTTGTAAGATCCCCAAGATCTTTCAGTCTCTGGTTTTTCCCAGTTTTTTAAAATCCAACTGCTTGAATTCTTCTTATCATTGCCGCCGACTTCCCAGGCAAATTTAACTCTTGGGTGAGTTCCGTATTTGATAAATTCTGGTATATTTCCAGCATTGCGATCACCGCCGTTGGCAACAATAATTTTTGCGTTAGGATTAGAATCTAAGATATACTCGATGCATTTATTACTACTACCTAGTTCGTCATCATCAAAAGATAAAACCAAGTCTACTACCTTTAGATTACTCACGATGTTTGCTCGTTCTTCAAATGGCATAAACGGTCTGCCTTTTTTGTTAACAAGCCAGCTGTCACTGTTTACACCTACCCATAGTTCATCGCCGAGCTTTTTAGCTTCGTTAAAATAAGCAATATGTCCGCTGTGGATAGGATCAAATCCTCCGGTTACTAATACTATTGTTTTCATAAAGTTATTTAATAATTACCAGCCAAAAATATAGTCTTTTCTGATATTGGTAATTTCTTTTGCACCTTGAGTTTTTAAATAAGTACCTGCGCAGTATTCTGTATCAGGATGTTGTTCAACAATAATTATAGGCTTGTATTTTAAAATAGTTTCGATGCCACCTTTTAATACTTCTAATTCGTATCGTTCACAATCAATTTTAAGAAGTCCAAACTTGGGTAAATTCAAGTCATCTAAACGTTTTATGTCGATAGATCCGTAGCCTGTTTCGCTAACATAACTACTACCAGTGTTTTCGGCATCATAAATCATTTCTACTTTATTGGTTATGTTGCCCAGCGCATGTTTATGTATTTCAATGTTTAACCCTTCAACATTACGCTCTAAACAACTATATACTTGCTCCAATGGCTCAAATGCAATAACGTGATTAAACACTTTTGTTAAAGGTTTTGACCATAATCCAACATTGGCGCCCACATCAACTACTATATTAAAATCAGTTACATACTTATATGCTTCGTCTCTAACATCATCTTGGTATTCAGGAGGTCCACCGTTTTTAACACGCTTGGCAATCAGTCTTTCAAAATGGCTGTCAGTGTCTGGCATCCAATAGTCGTAAACTTTTTTCATATCGAAGCGTCCTCCATACCGGCAACTCGTAACTTTACGATGTTGGTTAATTGCCATTGTTTTTGATCTAATGCTTTAAGAACGCCTAGCCATTTATTGCGCACTAATGCAAATTCATTAATAATTTTTTCATAGTCGACTACATCTGCTTCGCCGTCTACATATTTTTCAACATCGCGACTGCTTAATGCACGTTGATAATTTTCAAGATATTTCTTAAAAAAGCTGCTGCGCAATCTACGTAATTCAATGTTCAAATACTCGAGAATAGCTTCTAACTCTTGCAGTTGATTAAATCGGTGTTCTACGATACCAGGCATATTAGCGGCAGCTTTTTCAATACTGCCGCTAATTTGTACTTCGTTACGAGCTGACACAAGTTCGTCTTGAAAGTATTGTATTGCTTCCGGAATTTGAGAGATATCTCTTGATACTCTACTATACCATCCCATTAGTCGTCCTCTTCGTCGTTATACTCAGAATCTAAATCTAAATAATAATTGATAGCATTATCGAGATATTTGTCTGTACCCGATACTTCTTTAAATGTAATATCGTCTACACCATAATCTGCTAGCAAGTCGACAAACTTTTCTGCTGCTAGCTCGACATGTTTTTTGTCCAAGTACTCTTTAAAAAGATTCCAAATGTCTGCAATTTGGCTTTCATCCATTACAACTACTCCTCGATGGTATCCACAACTTCTTCGTTTGTGTTCTCGATATTTACCTCGACTTGCTTTTTATTGGGTAAATCCGACATTACCATTTCGAGTAGTTCTCCTGTCCAGTTTTTACGATACTCCAAAGTTTCAATACCTTCGCTGTCAGTGTATTTGTAACGGTTTCCTTGTTTCTCAAGAACACCCCATTTTTCAAACATGTCAAACAATCCACTGTAAGGATCCATGCCAGTCTCATATGGAATTTTTACTTGTACACCTTCAAACGGTTTTGCATAACGTGTTTTCATCACTTTACATGCAGCACGAATACCGTTTACTTCACTTGTCTTGTTGCCATCTTCGTCTTCTTTAAGCTTCAACTTCTTCATTGCTACTACCATCGACGATGCGTACACAAACCCCGAACCTCCTGAAATTTTATCATCAGGATCAAACATATCTTGCGATGCATAAGTGTGGTTAGTAACAACCATACCCACATTGTATGAACCAAACATGTTAACACAGTTAGTCACAAGTGCTTTAAGTGCTTTAGCCTTACGACCCATGTCACCTTTCATGTCACCTGCTTCGAACTGGTTGACTTCAGTAGGAGTCATAAGCATACCAAGACTGTCAATGACAAACAGCACCTTGGGACGATCTGCTTCATTCATGCTGCGATAATCGTCCATGAATGTTGAGATAGTTTTAGCAACATCATCGATCATTGCCATGTTGAGTTTGAGGATTTTTTCTTCGTTAGTATCAACGCCTAGTGCTTGCAGCCAACTTTCGTCAAGTGCGTTTTCCGAGTCAATAAGAACAACAAAAATACCCTGTTCTTGTGCGTGTTTTACAATATTGCCAGACACAATGTAAGACTTACCTGCACCCGACTCACCGGCAAACACACTTACTTTGCCTAGCGGAATACCTTTTTTAAAGTCACCACTAAGCAAGTAATTAAGAGCATAGTTACCAGTGCTGATCCAATCAGTTGGGTCGTTAAACCCTGCACTCATTCCTTTGATACTCTTTGTTAGCGAGTTTCGGAATTTGCTTGGATCAAATGCCTTTGTTGCCATGCTTATTCGAGCTCCATTCCGTTGTATTCTTTAATGAGTGCAAACAGTTCGTCTTCTGACGCACACATCACTTTTACTGATTTCCAGTCATCTTTTTTATCACGACCGTTGATTTCTACCATCCATCCGTTATCGTAACGGTTAACAGAGATGTTATCATTTACTTTAACTAGCTTGTTAATTTTTGCCATTTGTTTATCTCCTAATATAAAAAGCAATAACGGTTATAGGCGTGCTTTGAACACGCCTATAATATTGTTTTTACCCGTTCTGACGAGCACGAATTTTTGCAAGAATATCTTGTGCGCCAGTAGATGCTGTATTAGTTACAGGTGCAGGCTTAGACACAGGTGCTGCGGCTCTAGCTGCTTCTTCATTTGATTTAAAACCAATGTCATCATCTTCGTCATTTACAATGGTTTTAGACGATGCAACAGGATCTCCAGTACGAGCTGCCATGCCGCTAGGACGGAAATATTGGCTCCAACGATCTGCATCGTATGCTTCACCGTCAACTGAAGCTTCAAACATTTCTTTAATGACTTTAAGCTCAACATCTGTGGGCTTCTTAGGAAGGAAGTCACTGAGGTTATACAGTCCAAACTCGTTAATTGCTTTCATTTCCGAATCCGACAACGGACGGTCACGACGAGCCCAGTTGCTTGCACCATAGTCTGCATAGCCACCTTTAGACCCTTTGTTAAGACGGAAGTCAACACCAGCAGTGTAATCTGTTGGTAGTTCTTCCATGTCAGGATCCATAAGTGCTGCTTTAATAAGCTGGAAGATTTGAGGACCGATGATAAAACGTCGAATCGGATTATCCGGCGTAGTATCTTCTTTGATCGGATTGTCAGATACAAATCCTTGGAAGAGGTAACTACGCTTTTTCCAATACTTGCGTCCTAGATCTTCAAGAGTAGGATCTTTAAACCACGGACGAACTTCGGTAAGAATTGGGCAAGATTCGCCATACATTTCCATGCACGGAACTTGTACTTGAACAGGACGTGACTCGGTTTCTCCTTTTACTCCTGCAAAAGGAAGTTTAATCATTGCACGTTCTACCCAAAAGAAGTCGTTTGAAGTATTGCCATCTGGAAGAAAACGAATGGTTGCAGTTTGGCCTTCTGCCATGTTCCAGAATGGATAAATTGCGTTGTCGCCGCCGGTGTTTTGATTATTACCGCTAGAACGTGTTTCCTGTTCTTTAAGTTTCGCGCGGATTTCTGCTAATGATGCCATAGTATTGCCTCCTTGTTATTGCCTATGCATTTGTGCCTTTAATGTGTAGCACAGTTACTAAACTACACAATATTATTTATCTTGTCAAGTATTTTTTTTAATATTATTAAGGTGTTAGCGAATCATAGACCCGCTAACTGTTTTATAATTTCTGTTTGTGGATAACGAGAATTTAATGTTTCTTGTGCGTTACGTTTAGCAACAGTTGCCTCAACTTTTTGAATAAATTTAGCAGCCGGCTTTACATATTGTGTACCGTAATCTTTTTCTACCATAGTAAGAACTGCTGTTGGGCCTTTTGGAAATGTTCCGTTTTCTCTGTCAAAGTAAGACAGAATGAACTCTCCAAGTGGTGTCTTTGGCTTTTCTTGAGACATGCTCATTGGTGCTGTCATGGTGCTAGATGGGGTATCTGCGTTATCTTTCATTGACTCTGGCTCATCTATATATTGGAAGTTTAGTTGTTTTAATGTTCCCGAATCGCCTGCGTCAATGTATGCGCCTAATCTTTTTAAGTGATATGCTGCGTCTTCGTCGCCTTGTTGTGCTGCTTGTTGTAGAGCTTGTCCTAATGGTGTATTTGTCGGATCTGTCATCTTCATTGCGCCTAATCCGGTTAGTCCTAACAATGCAAGCATTGCTAATTTGCTTTTGAAACCTTCACCAACATCTGCTTCGCGGCCTGCTTGTGCATTCATTTCAATCCACTGCATTAGCGGATATAATGTGTTTACAATCTCGTTACCAAACGCTGCGTTTTTGCCACTGCCTGGTTCACGCTCCATACTTTTAGCTTTCTTACGCAATTCTATTACAGGTCTGATAACTTGTTGGAATTTAGGATTACTAGTGTCGGCATTGGCGTCTAGCCATGAAATAACGTCGTAAACATCATTGGCATATTCGCCTGCAAGATTACCATCGTATGTACCTTGACCTCTTTCAATACTTTTGCCTATCATGCGTAGATTGCCTAGTACTGCTATAGCGTCTTTGCTTGTGTTAATATATGCTTCTTCTAACTCTGCTTCGCTAACTTTTACACAGTTATCTACACGCTTGCCACCTTTCATTTTGGTGCCCATACGCTTGTAGCCTTTCCAGCATACTTTGCCGTCAACACCTTTTTGCTTTTCTTCGCTGAGTGTACGCCAACTTGGATTGCCACAATCTTCACACACATGATCACTAAACTGACCCATTGTGTCTTCAAACGCTTGTTCTAGTTCAAACTCTTCTTTGGTTTTCTTTTCTGCTTTGCTGTACTTGTCTTTTAGACGGCCTAGTTCTTCTTGACTTGCACCTTCACGACCTGCTTGAGCAGCTTTCTTCATGTATTCTTTGCCGTGCTTTTTGACACCTGTATAATACTGTAAACCGGATTCATCTATTAGATCGTCTGGTCCAAGTTCTTTGGCTTTTGTTGCTTCGCCTACTAGTTTATAAATGTATGGAAATACGTCTTTGAGTTCTTCGTTGAATTGTTTGATAGTAAGCTGGTCTATCCAATTTTCAGAAACGTCATCTGGAACATCTTCTACAACCGGTACTGTGTAACTCGATACTGCTTCCGAATAATATGATGGTTTTTGTAGATTTTGAATTTCTTTTTTAATAGTTACAACACGCTCTTTTACAATGCCTACATAATCTGCCAATCCTTCGGCTACTACGCTACTGCGATTTATGTATTGGCTAAACTTGCGTAGTTTTGAAATTTCTTCTGAAAGTCCAGAAATGTATTTTCCGAAATCGTCGTATGCATTGCCGCCTTCACTAACATGCATTGCCATTGCTCTTGCACCGCTTAGGTGTTTATATGGATATTTAAAACGCTCACCAGTTGGCGACTCGATATAAATTGCATTTATTTTTTGTGTTCTTCCTGTAGCACTTTCTACATTTATAGGTGCAATATGTTTAATAGCTAGTCTAGCATTTCCAATACGCTGATAACTTGTTTTATTTGTGCCATACATTTTAGATTCGGCCATGGTTTCATCTCCGGAAGTTTTGTTTGCTAAGAACGAGTAGTCTCGTTTTGTTAAGTTATTTTTGTTGATATCTCTAACATCAAAGTTCATCATATTTTTTTTGGCAAATAGTCTTAATTCTTTTAAAAAGCTATACCAGTTATTTTGTATATCTTCAGTTTGTCCTGATGCAAAGTCTTGCGACATGATTACTGTTAACCCGGTATCTTCGCTGATATTAACACTGACTTTGCCTAAGTCCACTCCGTCTATCATGTAGCTAAAATCAAAATATCTTGCTTCTTCGGGTATGTTGGTTACAGTACCGTCTTCGTCGCCGATAGTAACGTCTGAAAACCGTCCTCTGATTTTATTAAAAAGATTATTTGCTACATAACTTAAATTTTTCATAAAGTATTTATCAATAATTTGAACTTACAAAGATTGGCATGGGCAGTTCATATTCTTCATCCGATTGCATTTGACTAAAGGTGTTGTAAACATTTGGATCCCAGTCCTTCATAACGCTTAGTATTCTTAATGCAAGTAACATAGAACTTATTAAGTCGTCACTTTGACCAGATTTTGCTTGAAAACTGCTGCCCGTTGCAATAAAAGTTTTTAATTCGCTTATAAACGGTTTACTTTTTATAATAAGCTGATCGTTTTCAATCATTGTTTTTAATCTCGAACATGCAGTAATTTTACTACTGTGTGTTGTATTAAATCCTTTTCTGAATTTTCTTACATGCCCTTTTCGCATGGGTTCACTGGTAAACAGTCCTGGAATGTTTTCTTCGCCGAAGTCATTTATAACAAGTAATGCAGCTTCGCCTAAGCCGTTGTTCTCTACGCTCCAGTATATATTGCTGCCGCCGCTTTTGCACTCATCAGATATGTATTTGCAAACATCTTTTAATACTCTAATTTGTCCAGGTATACTAGTTGTATTGTGTTGCCATTCGCCGACTTGTTCGTATGTGGGAATTTCTACAATTTGTATTGCAGCGTTGTCGCCTCCGGTGCCCATGCTAGGATCAAGTGCAACAACATAACTGTACTTTGCATTTGGCTTTTTATACCATCGAGTTTGCCCCATATTTAATACAGGAGAGTTTCCTTCCATTACAGCTAACTTAATGGAATTTATTAACGTTTCGTCGTAAACTAAGAATTCGCATCCATATTCACGACGGAACTTTTCTTCGCCGATACGACCAATCTCTTCAGATTTCCATTCTTCGTCTCTGTCAGGATGTTCCCACCAATCGGCACGAAATGCATGAAAGCCATTAATACCTACATCTTGTTCGTTTCCGTATTCATCAAACTTGTTTTCTGCTTGTTTCCAAATAGTAGCAAATGTATCTTCGTCTGAGTTTGGTGTGCTAGTAATAACAGCACGACCACCGGTTGCTAGAGTAGGAGAGATTGAAGTCCAAAATTCTTCTGCAATGTTAGGCTGCACGAAGGCAAACTCGTCGCAGTATAATAATGAAATACTCATACCACGTCCTGTGTTTCCGGTAGTTGTTTGACTTACAATACGAGATCCGTTTTCAAATTCAATAGATCCTTTATTGTAGCTTGTAACACCTGCTCTAATGTAATCTGGGCAAGTTTCGTATACATATCGAACTCGTGCCATAATTTCTTGTGCACCGGTATATTTGTGTGCAGCAATAAGAATTGTTTGGTCTGGATGAAACATTGCATACCAGCAAAGATAAATTGCTGCACAGGTTGTTTTGCCTGTTTGTCGAGGCATCATGTTGATATTAAAACGGTAGTTGTGATAACTGTGCAATAACCTTAATTGATATTCATATGGATCAAATAACAATTTTCCTTTTACAGGATGCTGTATGTGTGCAAAATGTTTTGCAAAGTACAGATATCCATCATTAGGATCCATACACTGTAACAAATCTTGAATCTGCTCTTCTGAGTATGTTTCTTTTTGATTTGCTTTTTTAGTTATAACGCCGTCTAAACTTTTTCCCATGACAATATTTAGTCAAGAAAATAGCGCCCGAAGGCGCTATTTGATATTTAAAATTTTACTTTTTAAAAGGCGTTTTTTTCTTATCAGCAACTGCTTTTTTCATTGGCTCTTTTTTGTTGCCATCCTTGTCCATATCAAGGAAGTCTGGTTTTGCAGCTTCTTTGACTTTCTTATCAGCAACTGCTTTTTTCATTGGCTCTTTTTTGTTGCCATCTTTGTCCATGTCTAGGAAGTCTGGTTTTGCTTTCTTTTCGTTCAATGCACGATAAAGACGATCTTTGATACTTTCGATTGCCATTGGGTTATCGCCTGCTGCTGCCGGTTTATACATTTTCTTTTCGCGATTTAGTCCGCCTGATATGGTTTTAGTCATATATTCGTGATCTTGGTATTCTTCGTCTGGTTCGTTTGCCCAGTCTTCAAATGCTTCTTCTTCGGCTTCCATGTTGTCCATAGACATTGCCATAGTAGGCGATCCTGATTCAATGTTTGCTAAAGCTCTCATAATATCTGCCATGCTGTTTCCAGTAACACTAATGTTTACATTAGATGCTGATTCTTGCGGCATCATTCCACATTCGTTTACTGCTGATTCTGTTATGACTGATTTCTTTTCAACGGTATCAAAGCCTTTTAAAATTTTTAGCATATCTAAGTCTGACATTGTTAACTCCCAATTGTACTTTTGTTGTTGTTTGGTTCCGTTTTAGCTGCTTCGACTTTGAAACCATCATTACCTGCACGTTCTTTTTTTGCAGTTTCTAATTCTTTGAGTAAGTCCATTACTCTATTATTTCCTACTGACTTTTGAGCACTCTCGCCGCCCATATCTTCTTTTGTTAGTAGTGATTCGTATTCAGTTGATTCGTTTTCTTTAGTATCTAATTCAAGTGGACTGTTAGGATTTCTTACAACGATGTGTGATGCAGGAACTCTGCAAACAGTACCTAAATATTCTTTCAACACAAAGTCAGTTGTTGGATAAGATAGCTCAACTTCAAAGTAAGTTACTGTTGAGTTTGAAATGTTCGGAAACTCCAGCGGACTTTCTTGTATAGGTGTTGTTTTTGTTTTTTTGAAATTGTTAACTTGGAACTTTTCTAAAGATGTTTTTAGAATATCCTCAAACCCTTCGGGAAGATCTCCTGCAACTCCGATTTTCCAGCTATACGTTTTTTTGCTTTCAGCAATGTATTTTTTTAAATCTTTCATGGTGATACCTTAACTTTATATTATTTATCATTTAAGTTTTTTAAAGTATGTTTCAAAGGGTTCAACAGGGTTAACAAATTTCTCAAAACTCATGTCAAAATTGTCGTGCTTGATCCAATACTTTATGTTATACGACAATATTTCATTGTTTTCTCTAGACAAATAACAATTTCTTTTATCTATGTACTTTCTAACACTGTCATCATTTATACCGTAGTGTGCATTTTCTTTTTGTGTTATTTTTTCTAGATTTTTTGTTTCTAAGAACAATGTGTCGGGTCTAATTCGTTTAACTTCGTTTATCATTAATTCGCGTATAAATGCTTCTTGTTCGTTGTTGTGAATATAGGTAAAATAGTTTTGTGCTGCTTGTAAAACTCTTATACCCTTTAACCCAGGGTCATAATATCTAGGTGCTTTAATTTCAATGTCAACTGTACTTTGAGATAAGTGTTTGCCGTATGTTATTGGATATTCTTCACGTGTGGTTAGCACACTTTCGTTTGGCAAAAATAATATTTTTGTGGACGGAATAATAAAAATAATTTTTTCAAACTTGTGTTGATTTTTTATAAAATTTTGTACAGCAAAAAATAAGTTACTTTCTGGTTCACAGTAATTTAGTATACCATATCTGCTTTCTAGAAGTTGTACCCACGACGGTGTTGTATTATCTTTATGCAAATATTGACCATACCCGTTGCCAAATATCCCAATTTCTGCTTTTAATATTTTAGGAGATTCTGCCGGCATCGGTGTATCGTTAGATATACGAGTGCCAACCACTTGTCTTGAAGATGTTATATTACCTTTAATGTATCGCATAGTTTATTTTAGACCTTTTAATCGTTCGATTAAGCTATTGCGATCTGTTACAACAAATCCTTCGCCTTGTGTAAATTGATCAGTGGAAGTTTCTTCTTTATCTAGCTTATCTTTTTTGAGCTGCAATTCTATCATTTTAAGTTTTTTATCTAATTTAGCAACTTTTGCATTAAGTCCTGTTTGCAGCATAGAGTTTGCAACTTCAAAAACTCTACCCGAATATCTTGCTTCGACGTTCATTCCTAAGTTCATTAAATCATCATATGCAGTTAATGCTTTATTTGCAATATCATTTAATTCATCATCTGCCATTTGCCCTAGGCCATTTACAGCAGGCAATGCCGCTGCAATTTTATCATACTCGGCAAGTTCTCTAAATGATTTTTCAGATTCGACTATTGTATTACTTTTTTCTTTTTTATTTTCTTTTTTGTGCAATTCTTTTGAATCTGGTAAATTTAATAAATCTTCTAATTTCTTAGTCATAATAGTATCCTATAATATGCTACTATTATTTATCTTTTTTTGCCTTGGTGGAAAATGTCTTCTTCACTTACAATTCTAAATGTAATGTTTTGCTGTTTGCACCATGCTCTAGCAGCTTCCCATTTGGCTTGATTTAATACATAGTGCGCCCGGTTGCTTTTACTGCGTCCTAGTTTTTCTTTAATGGTATGGTTTAATGGTTTTACTTCAATTACTTCTGCGTGTGATTTTCCATTTGCATCAACATACGAAATAAAAAAATCAGGAACATAAATTGTATATTTTCCTGTGAATGGATTTCTATAAGGAATCTTTATTGCTTCACTTGCCCATTTGTTTACATTTGGATGACTATCACAGAAACGCATAAATGCAAATTCCCAGCTACTTCTATATGTTGGTGTTCGGTTTCCTACATATTTGTCTGGGTTTTGTAGATTATACTTTCCTTGTGCAAATCTAGGCATTAGTATAAGATATTTCTTTTTTCAACGTAAGCAGTATTATCTTGCTCTTTGTAGCCTAGCTTGCTCAATCGAGAACGATTGGCATTTAAAATTGCAGCAACTAATCCATTTAACTGTAGCTTGTTGTATTTTTTTAATCCGTCGAGTAACTCAAATACGTTTACTTGGTCAACTTTGGCTTGTTGTAGTAATATAGTCGAAACACTTAACGCTGCTACCTCGTCAAATCCTTTGTTTTTGAAAAATCCTACAACAGCGTCAACTTGATTGCTAGGGTACGAAATAGGTTCGTTAAAATATCTGCTAAAAAACTCTTTAGTAGGGGTTGCACTATCTGTGATTTTGTTTAACGTTTGAATGCTTGACATGTTGATTCCTTTAGAACGATTTAGGTGCAGCTACACTTCTAGGACTATTACTTGCCAAAGACGGAAACACAGTGTTGTTTAATGCTTGCCCTGTTACGCCTCCTACAATAGATCCTAATTCTGATTGTATCTGTGTTGGTGTAATTTGCGATGCATTTGTAAGCAAGTTGCTTGTTTTTACAATTGATGATAAGATATTTCCGTTTTTAAAGTCGGAAATTATATTATCTACACCAGCAAGTATACCTTGTCTTCCAAATAAAGTAACAGCGTTTCTGTTTGATAACGGACTAGGAATCTTGTCATAGTGTGTTTCTGCAAATCCAGTCGGTGAACTACCTGGAACTGTGTATCCTCTTGCATATGTTACTGCTTCGTATTCGATGGTCATCGAGGTTTCGGTTAATTCGCCTGCACCTTGATCTACTCTGTCATGTTGCAATCCAGTTATGTAAGGATTTATTAAAGTAAATGCAGTGTACGACGATTTTCCGTTTTGTGGTGAAAACTGAAATATTTGTATATCTTTAAAAAAGTTTTGTTTTTTACCAAATCTGTCCAACCCAAACTTATTTGCTACAACAGTCGAGTTACCATATGCATTGTTTAATCCGCCAGGTGCTTTTGCAAACGGAGCATGAACTCCTCCCGGATTACCTGCTGCATCTTTTTCAACATAGTTCGGATCAGTAAAGTAATATCTAAAGTAAGTTTCCCAAAACAATGTTGTTAATCCGGCATTGTCATCGTGAAACGCTATGTTTATTGGCTGGTAATTTACTTTTGTTTGTACAATCTTTTTTCTGTTGTATTGATTAACTGTTTGAGTATCTATATTAAATTTTGGAAGATCTGCACTTTTTGCTAGAATGTTAATTTCTTTTTTATCTACTCCACCAAACAGTGGAGACATTAGCTGTTGTACCTCTGACTCTATATTAAACACAATATGGTAAAGGTGTTTGAATTTAGGTGCAAGTCGCATGTTGTTGTCAACATATAATCTTGCCGCGTGTTGGTAATCGCCTAAGTTACCCTTAGGTCCGCCAAAATTTATAAAGTTATCAAAGTATCCGTCGAATATTCCCATAATAATATTTATCTTACTAATTATATACGTACATAAAGATAAAGGGGGCCTAAGCCCCCTTAATGGCAATCTAACTAGTTTTATTGTTAACCGGCACCGGTTACAAAGGTTCCTAGTGTTCTTCCTACTGATGTTCCTACACCTGTTCCGTTTGGTGTTTGTACAGCGTTGTCATACTGAATAGTTAATGTAACTGTAACTGGTTCATTGTTAGCGTATGCTAATGTGTTATAGTTTGCTTCGCTAACGTAGCAACCGTATATTTCCCATGTATCAAGTACATTTGGAGTTAAAGCACCGTTGCCGCCATCTAGAATTTCAATTCTTGTTAAGAACTTGTAATCTTGACCGCTTGCAGCCGCAGCTTGTTCCATAAAGTCAAATTGCTTTTGTAGTTGTTCGCCTACTAGTTTTTGTACGTTGTTGTTTACATCTTCGCGTAGGTTTAGTGTAATTGGGTTCCATGTGTGCTTGCCAGCTAGATTAACTTTTGAATTGTACACTGGTATTTCCATGTTTTCAAAAGTTATCTGAGGTCTAGTAACATCCACAACCTGTTTTGTAAGTTCAGTAGTTGGAGTTGATACACCAAAATTCTCTAATGATACTCTAAAACGATATTGTAGTTTAGGCATTAAAAGGCCTTGAGAACTAGCACTATCGTTGGTTGCTAATGGAACCGAAATTTTGCTTAATGATGAGATTGCCATATAATAAACTCCTTATCACAAGTATTTATCATTTATAGGGGGAGTTTAGTCTCCCCCTATAAAACGACTTATAATCCTGCGATTTCTCCTGTGTTCTTCAAGCGTAGCGGAATGTAAATAAATTCAATTGCCTTTACTGGCTCGATTGCAATATCTACGTACAACTCGTTTCTATCTATTCTGTTTGGTGTGTTGTTTGATTCGTCACACACTACTAGATAGTCATAAATTGCTCTTAGTCCGATTAGCTCGACTAGTAAACTTTCAACTTGCTGTTTGATTTCGTCACGTGTGATTTTATCATTTGGTTCGAAAATGTATGGTTTCGCAAGTGTTTTAAGTTGACTGCGTAAGTAAATTACTAGTCTTGCAACGTTAATTCTGTCAAGCGCACTTGCATTTCTTGCACGAGTCTTTTGACCAAATACTACTAGTCCTGCACCATTTAAGAATGTAATTGGGTTTACATTGTTTTGGTATAGTGTATCTCTTTGACCTTCGTTTAGTGCAATACTTACAAATTCACCTTCAGCACTAATATAACCTGTTGCAGATGCGTTGGTTACTCCGCCACGTCTTGTACCAGCTGGTGCAAACCATGGATAAGCAACTTGGTCGTTAAGTGCTATAGTGCGTAGTACCATGTGCGATGCCGGAACAACAATGTTATTTCCTGCATTGTCCGATGTAAATCCGCTTGGGTAGTATACACCTAGGTATTCGTCGCGACTTACAAGACCGATGTCATTGTCTTCGACTGCTAAGTTAACGTTAGACGCCCAGTTACTAATTGCAGTTGTTGATGGTTGTAGTCTCATTGGACTATCGCCAACTACGAATGCTGTTAATCCACGATCGTAATTTAGACTAATCATTTCACCAATTAATTCTGGATATCCAGGAGTTGCAATTAAGTTAAACAGTCTTGTTTCGTCATCACGAGCTTCGTCGTTGTTGTTAACCGCTGCTTGTAGTTTTTGTACAACTACTTTACGTTGCGCTACACGACCGAACGCACCTGATCCGTCTTCGTTGTTAGCAGATTCAGTTACCCAGCGATTCGGATAGTAACTAGCCATTGACTGATCACTAAATCTGATATTTTCAGCGTTGACGTCGATATAATCACGCTCAAAGCGTTTTACGTTGAAACCACTTCTGCGTAGATTCCACAGTAGCATACCTTTTGGATACAGTGCAGGATCTGGTGCATCTGGGTCTAAGTAGTTGCTTGTTAGAAGATCAGCAATATCGCCTGCTTCGTCGCTGTTGGCACCTGCTGTATTATAACGAGCATCAGCAAATAGCACACCGGATTCAGTAGTTTGATCTGACTTGTCTAGTTGTACCCACTTGCTTGTTAATCCGTTATAGCGATAGATTCCAGGATAGTTTTCAGTGTCAGCAGTGGATATCCACAAATCGCCGTCAACTAAACTACTACCATCTGACTGCTCAGTCGGCTGAGTTGCAGCAACGATTGGTCCTAGCGGATCGCAGTCTGCGTAAGATGCGTTGAAGTTTTGATAACCGACCCATGTAGTACCGTTGTGAATCATTATATCCACTTCATCAACTACACTGCTATACCACAGTGCGCCATCTGCTGGTGTAGTAGTTGGTTCTGTTTCGCTTGCAGTATATGTTAGTGTTTTCCAAAGAGTAGCAACGTAACTTCCTGCTGTACCATCCGGAGCATCATAGAAGTTTGTTGTTGATGATGGATCAGTTGCATCATAAACTGCAAACATGTTTCCTAGTGGATCGCTTGTTCCGTCTACAAGTCTCATTTCACCGCCGGTTGCATGGCTTATAGTAATTCTGTTTTGTGAATCTACACTTGCAGTTACGTTAGTTAGTGCGGCTGCATTAATTGCGTTTGCAATAAGGTCTGCATCAGATACTGCGCCAGTTGACGTGAACGAAATAGTCGATGCGCTTGACATAGTTGCCGAATTCACTGTGCTTTCGCTTATTGTGAATGTCCACGAACCTGCAGGGAATGTGCTTGCAGTTACTCTAGAACTTCTAATGCTTGTAGCACCAGATGCGTTTCTTCTGAACAACTTAAATGTTGCTAGTTTAGCACTAGCACTATCTTCTGCTATGTTGCTTTGAATGTAGATGTCGCCTTCGACTAGATTTGCGCCGCCGCCTGCGTTATCTAAACTATAGATAGCAGCATGGTTTGTGTCATAAATCGGTGCAGGTATAGTGCTCCAAACTTCAGTGTCGGAACTGTAACGCTTTACACTCCACTTAGCACCAAGGTTTGGACTTGTGGTCTTAACCCATACTGATCCAGATGGACGTGGTTGTACATCGTTTGTTTTAAATTCTGGAACAGAAGTATGCGGAGCAATATTTAAACGTGGCGAATAATAATCGCTTTGTGCAATTCCTAGTAGTGTAAAGGTTGCGTCATCGCCGTAAATAGATAACAGATCGCTAGTTGATCCGTTATTATAAATTACTAGTCTGCTGTTTACAACGGCTGCACTTACACCAGTACCGGTCATTGCTGAGTTAATACTAGTTACCAATGACGACAATGTTGTTCCTGCTAATGTTACTGGTACTACACCCGAGCTGTCACTTGCTAAGTCAAAGTTTATAGTTCTACCAGTAACCAGTGTTGGGTTACTGTTTGTACCAGTAACAACTGGCCAGCTTGCTTTCCATGCAGCAGACCCTACTTCGACCCATACACCGCCCGAGTTTTTAAACCACATACGGTTTACATTTGTAACAGCAACAACAGCGTAATCGCCAACTGCACCTACGCTACCTTTTGGTGTGTAGTCTTCACCGTCAAAGTCAACAACCTTTGTTGTATCGGTGATTACAGTTGGAACTTTATTTGAAAAACTTTGTCCGCCTGTGGTTGTTCCTGCGGCACCGTTCCATTCAAAAATACCGTAGAACGAATTGTCAATATCGAACCAGTACGATCCGTTGGTTGGATCACCTGCTGTAGCAGTTGCACTTGCAGTAATAGCAGCTAAGTCAACGTCGGCTCTTACAATGTATGCTCTGTTTGATACACCTAAATATGAATAGGCAGCCTGCAAACCGTATTCGTTTTGCTCGCCGCCATGAATTGGATTGTTGTTTGCATCGGTATAAAATAACGGATCGCCAAATGTTTCAGATAATTCTCTTTGTGACGAAACCAAGTATACTTTATTTGCATTTGCTGCTAATGTACCGGGTGCTATGCCTGTATTACCCGGATTAGCTTTATTTTCTTTTGTAGCTACAAAAATTAAAGGTGTAGTACCTGGTTCAGCAGGAGTATAGAAACTCTCATCAATTACTGATACCTGTACACCCGGTGATACTAATGCCATTGTTTATTTCTCCTTGTGGATAGTTGTTGCTATTATTATTTAGCTTATATCCGGAGAATTTTGTGGTTTACAGGTAGAAAAATGCGTAGTTAAAGAATAAAAGACAACAGTTGTGTTGTATTAAATTCTAGATCTTGTAAACTACCATTGTTGTCTATTGTATAATCTGCCATCCATTGTTCCAAACTCATGCTGTCAGTTGATTCCAAAGGAAGGTGCATACTTCTGTCAACCCAAATTGCATAGTCAAATACTCCTGTATTTTTCATAGCAAAGAATTCACGTTTATTACGTAAACCGCAATAAATGTCGTGAGCTTTAAAAATTTCTTGACCTAACTTAGCTGCATCAGGAACATTATAATTGCAGATAGCATCATACCATTCTGCTCTGTGACTATGTCTGTCAGCATAACACTCTTCTTCATTATAATATCCATATTTGTCCTTTAACATGTCAAAGATAAAAAGTTTACTGCAAAACTGACTACTGCTTTCAAAGCTAAACCCGTATTTGTCTCGAAGTATTTCGCAGACTGTGTCTTTGCCATGTCGACCATGCCCAATTACAAGTAACTTTGGTAAACTCATTTATTCCTCGTGTTTTATCAATTTTCTTATAGTAACAAAATATAAGACTTTTGTCAAGAGTTATACACCGTACTTATTTGGTTTCTTTTTTGCCACAGGGCTTACTGTATTTGTACTAGCTGTTTCTAAACTTTTTGAGGCAGCAATCCTCTTTGGTGTAACTCCCATTAACTTACTTGCTAATGCAACAGTTTCGTCATCTTCAGGAACAAAGCTAACTTGTGTTAAATTTTCAGCCCACTCAGATTCTTGTTCAAAATCGGTTCCTTGTATGTCACCGTTTTGTAAAGCCCTTGCCGAAGCAACTGCAAGTCCGTATCTGTATTGCATATAAGGATCTGTGTTACGCAATTGTTTTTGTATAAACACACTTGGCAACGGATTAGTAACTCTTGCTGGCAGATTTTTTGTAGATCCGGTTAGCTTAGGTTCTTTTTGTTCCTGTATGATATCTCTTATTTTCATCTGTTATCCTATTAAGAAAGTATATCCAGTACCACCGGGTACTGCTGTAAATACTTCATTCTCTAATTTTTCTAACTCAGCTTGTGCTTCGGCTTTTAGCGATGTTCCATTAAGACTAGTTCCGCCTTGTGGACCTGCAATAGTGGCAAACTTTTCTCTTGCTTCTCCTAACATGTATTTGCAGGCAGCAAGAGTATAATCTTTAATCCATTGTTTAGCTAGATAGTCCTGTAGAAGTTGGCCGTCGGGTCTATAATTATATGAATATATCAACACTTCTTCGCCTGCTCTAGGGCGCTGTAACAGTGTTAGTCTTTTAGTAACAGAATTCCACGTAAATTCTATAAAACTACCAAACATGCGACCTACTAACTCTTGTTGTCCTGCAAATAGCTCGTATGTTGCAAGTCCGCCCATTCCACTACCTGCTAACAAATATGTGTTTGTATATGCTAGATTAAATGGTTCAAACAAACTGCTACCGTCACCTGAACCACTGCGTGATCCTACACTGCGTCTAAATATCTGTCTAACTTCGATAACTTCCGGAGGTAAAATATAAGCATTTTGGTCCTCAACGAGTTTTAATGATATGTAACTTTCTTCAACAGCGTGTTCACTGCGCTGGCGAAACCTGCTCAAGGCTTTGGTTAGAGCTGCTTCGTAGTGTACTGGATCTAGTTCCACATCAATCATGCCGCCGCCTAACATAGTGTGTACATAATCAAACACTTCTTGTTTTTGTGTGACTAAATTATTATCTACCATTTTGTGTTGTCTCCAATAGTATTTATCGTAACGATAAATATGTATATGCCTAGATTAAGTCTTTACCGCCCGAACAAAACAGCCGATTACGAATTCCTTGATAGAATTATCAACGAACAATTCAGCATCGGCGGAACCGACTTGTTTATACACAAGTATCTTGGAACCAAAAATCCATCCAATGAAAATGCAACCGCAGATCAACCTCAGTACGCTACAATAAAAGAAACTAACATTCAAGATATGTTATTTTTAGAAAATAGAGACAGAAAATACGATGCTGACATATATCGGATCCGCGGGGTATACAATGTTCAGGATAACGATTTTAATTTAAGTCAGTTTGGATTATTTTTAAGTAATGACACACTGTTTTTAACAGTGCATATAAACAGCAGTGTTAAGACATTAGGTAGAAAAGTCATGCCAGGTGATGTAATTGAGCTACCACATTTAGTCGACGAGTATGCGCTTAACGATTATTCAGTTGCGTTAAAACGTTTTTATGTAGTAGAAGATGTAAACAGAGCATCCGAGGGATTTAGCCAAACATGGTATCCGCATTTATACAGATTAAAATTAAAACAAATAATTGATAGTCAAGAGTATAAAGATATACTCGATTTACCTGCAGGAGATGAAGCAGGAAATACATTAAGAGATGTACTTAGTACGTTTGAAATTGATATGCAAATCAACAACGCAGTTATTGCACAAGCAGAAGCAGATGCAGCAAGTAGTGGATATGATACTAGTCATTTTTATACATTACAAGTTGATGAACGAGGTCATACGGAATTAATAACAACAGATTTAACTACGCTAGATGCATCGACACAAAATGAGTTAGCAGATAGAGTAAATCAGACACCCGAACGTAGTGGGTATTCGGGATATCTACTTGGCGACGGTTTAGCACCAAACGGTGAAGCATTTGGTAGCGGTATTACGTTTCCGTTAAATTCAACAAAAGGCGATTATTTTTTAAGATTAGATTTTATGCCAAATAGATTATTTAGATTTGACGGAACTCGCTGGGTTAAAATGGAAGACAACGTAAGAACAACACTAAGTAATACAACAACTAGAAACACACAAAAAGGTACGTTTATTAATAATATTAACACAACTACTGTGTGTGATGATACAGTCGATGAAAGACAGAGTTTGTCAAAGGCTCTTAGACCAAAGGCAGATAATTAATGTGTAAAAAGAGCTTGGATGGATAAAAAATAATGAGTTTGCATTTTTATGACGGACAAATAAGAAGATATTTAACTCAAATTATTAGAATGATGAGTAACTTTTCGTACAAAGATGGAGACGGTGACTTGAGACAAGTTCCGGTAACATACGGCGACCTGACTAGACAAGTTGCTAGTATTATGAGAGATAATTCTGAAAACAAAATACCCAGTGCTCCTCGCATGGCAGTTTACGTTACTGGTTTAGAAATGGACAGAAGTAGAACCAGTGATTCGTCATATGTTAGTAAAGTTCACATTAGAGAACGTGCATATGACACTAGCGGAAACGAGTACTTAAATACCCAAGGCAAAAATTACACAGTTGAACGTTTAATGCCTACTCCTTACAATTTAGCAGTAAGTGTTGATATATGGACAACTAATACAGATCAGAAACTACAAATACTAGAACAAATATTAATGTTGTTTAATCCTAGTTTAGAAATACAAACAACAGATAACTTTGTTGACTGGACTAGTTTAAGCGTAATAAATTTAGAAAGTATTACATTTAGCAGCAGAAGTATTCCTGTAGGTGTTGACTCAGAGATAGACATAGCTACATTAGGATTTAGTACTCCTATCTTTATATCACCACCAGCAAAAGTAAAACGTCTAGGAGTTATTACAAGTATTATTACAAGTATATTCAACGAAGCAACTGGATCTATTGACTTAGGAATAAGTTCAGGTCAAGGTATACTTGAAAACAATAACTGGACTATTCGTGAAGAAAGAACAACTGTCGGTGCAGACGGAACAGTTGAAACAACAGTCGATAAGGGAGAGTTTCCAAATACCGGAACAGGAGAAATGGACTTTAACGTTAAACGAACATTTGTTCCTGCTGCATTAGGAAGTGCAAATGGTAGTATTGGTATACTAGGATTAGGACTTTATATCAAGGGCGGAAAAGCATACGTTATTGACAAGGGCGAAGTCGGTACTGTAAATTGGAATGGAATATTTGAACAAGTACCGGGATGTTATACTGCCGGTGTAAGTCAGATACGAATTTCAAACGGTGATGGTACATATATTATTGGCTACATAACTGTTAATCCATTAGATCCAACAGAGTTAATTGTCGATTGGGACGAAGATACATTTCCTGCAAATACTGTGTTGACTAGTAGTGCAAGAAATCCTAATAGTTATACTAGCATGGATTACATTATTGATCCTCTACGTTGGAACCCAACTACTAGATTGGTTGTAGGGTTACGTTTACTAATATTAAGCAAAGTGGGCAACGACAACAACGACGACGGAGCAGACGGATGGAAGAGTACAAACAGTCCGTTTGGCGAGTTAGTGGCGGGCGAGAATGATATAATTGAGTGGGATGGCGATCAGTGGAATGTTATTTTTGATGCAAGTGAAAATGCAAATCCTATTTTTATAACTAATCTAGCAACAGGAAGTCAGTATAAATGGACTGGCGAATATTGGACTAAAAGTTTCGAAGGCGAATATTCACAAGGATCTTGGGCGCTGTTTCCATAACGCTAATTATTAGTATGAAAAGTATTGTTTGTTCCGGTGCACTGTTTTATACATTATCCACTAGTAGATTTTTATTACTTCATAGAACGCAATCTAAACAAAACAATGTTTGGGGTTTAGTTGGCGGTACAAATGAAGAACGTGAAACTCCGTGGGAAGGGTTAAAACGAGAAATAACTGAAGAAATAGGGACTATGCCTGATATTAAAAAAGTTATTCCGTTGGAAACATTTATAAGTAACGATGAACATTTTAAATTTCACACATACTTGTGTGTAATTGACCATGAATTTGTTCCTACTTTAAACAATGAGCATGACGGATATGCCTGGGTTAAGTTTGGAAGTTGGCCAAAACCCTTGCATACTGGGTTGGCCAACACTCTTAGACGTAAAGCAAATCAGCAAAAATTAGACACAGTTTTTAAGATTGTTGATTTAATTTCGTAAACTGTTCTTTTAGCCAATCAAAGTCGTTGATTTTTCTTAACGCTTCGATGTTGCCTATATTATCTATACCGTACTGCTTACCTGCATTTGCACCAGCAATACAATAATCGCCAAATTCTTTATCCTTGCCACGAGTACACCAGACGTTTAATCTAAAATCAGTTTCCTCGTCTCGCTGGCCGTCAATGGTTTTTGATGACAATTTTACACATTCTCTAAACGCACTTCTCCAAGTACTAAACGGATCGGTATTAAATTTAGTAATATTGGAAACACGGTTTATAGACTTAAACAATGTAGATATACTTGTAGTCATGTCAGGCTTGGTTGTGTCCATGGTTAGTGTTAACTCTTTAGGTAACAACTTTACTGCACCATATCCGTATACTAAGTTATTAATAGGGTTCAGTGATTTCCAAACGTGAACTGTTTTTTTACTATCAGGGTCGTATGTTGGAATATAGTAATCAAAATTAAAATTATCAATAATCTCGGCATCAGCATCAACAACCCAGATCATTTCAGACGAACAAAGTCGTGCTGCTTCAATATGTGCTTGGTGTATGCCTTGTACTCCGTGTACACGCTTTGCGTTAGGAAATCTTTCTTTTAATTTACTATAATTTGTATCTGCATGTTCTTCGTCTTTGCTTATAAACACAATGTCATAAGTTTTTGGATTGCTTGCTACAATGTCGTATTCTTTCTTTTCTAAATAAAATCTATGTGTTACTTCGTGTTCAATTGCTGGAAGTTTTTTACTCATTAAAGCTACGCCATCGTATGCACTGCCGTTTTTAAAGATGTGATGTATACTTCTTTCAAACCATTGATTGTGTGGAAAATACAAATCAAATTTAAAATTATTTGCAATGTCAACATCATCAGGAATTGACCAAAACATTTCTGTTTTTGAGTTTTGCACTGCATTTAAATAGTCGGCGTAATTCTTTATAATAAACTTATCATAAACAACTGGACCACTTGCAACTATATCCCATTCTTTTCGTTTTGCAATTAATCTGTGTTCTACTTCTTTTTCAGTTAACACTATTTTTTTAGTACACAAAAATAATCCATCAAACGAAATTTCGTCACCGCATTTATGTTTAAACACGTGATTTATGTTTCTATCAAATGTCTCGTGATGACTAAAGTACATGTTTAAATTAAACGTATCAGAGATTTTTATATTATGTGTGCCCATCCAAAACATGTCGGTAGCTGATTTTTCAAGAGCATCTAAATATTGATCATACGTGTCGATAAAAAAGAAATCATACGGCTTAGGATATGATGCAACAATATTATGATCTTTTTTGTTTACATAAAATCTTGTATCAACTTCTTTTTGTGTTGCGACAGCGTGTTTACTAAAAAGAACAATTCCGTCTCTATAATCTCCGTTAAACATGACATGATTTATTTTTCTATCATATTCGTTTGAATGATTAAAATTCATATCGAATTTAAAATCACTTAATACAATCACATCCGAAGGAACGCCCCAGAACAATTCTGTTTTTGATTTTTCTAATGCATTTAAATAATCGTTGTAGTTGTTAACAGTAAACTTTTCATATTGACCGTTTGTGGATACAACAGTATCCCACTCTTTTGCGTTAACAATAAATCTGTGTTCTATTTCTTTTTCGGTAATAGGTTTATGTTTACTTAATAAGAACACGCCGTTAAATTTTATTTCGTTGTTGTCTTTGTGCGCAAATGCATGATTTTGTTTTCTATCATATTCATTGTCATGAGTAAAATAGATTTTTTCAAGTTCGTTTTCGTTTACTTTAATGTTGTGTGATAACGCCCAAAACATTTCTGTTTTGGTATTATCTAATGCATTGATATAATCGTCAAATGTTTCTATATAAAACTTATCATATATAACTGGACTGCTTGCAACTATGTCCCACTCTTTTGCGTTAACAATAAATCTGTGTTCTATTTCTTTTTCGGTAACAGTCTTGTGTTTCGAAATTAAAAATAAACCATTTCGATAAGTTTTACCTTCAACTTGATGAATGAAGCTATGGTGTGTTTTCCTGTCGTATTCATTTTCATGTAAAAAATACAAATCAGGAATTGTAGGAGATATGTTGCTACTACTCATCCAGAACATTTCAGGTCCATTAGAATTTAGTGCAGTTAAGTAATCGTTGTAACTGTCAATGTTGTATACAGGATACTTGACTGGACCAGAAACAATAACATTCCATTCTTTTCGTTCAACAGGATGTCTGTATTCAACTTCTTTTTCGTTTAGTGCTTTACATGTACTGCATAGTATTAAACCATTTTTATATAACTCATTGTTTACTTTATGTAAAAATACGTGTGTTTGTTCGCGATCAACTCGATTGTGCCAATCTATGTAAAAATTGTTTATATAATCATGATCTACAGAAATATTATTTGTAGATACCCAAAATAGTTCTGTTGTAGTTTTGTCTAGTGCATTTAAATAATCATTATAATTTTCTACGTTGAATATATCATAGGGTTTCGGATGTGATGCAACTACATCCCATTCTTTTTTTTCTATATAAAACCGATGTTCAAATTCTTTTCTAGTTACTGGACTTCTTTTAGAAAAAAGTACTATTCCATCATACGAGTCTTTGTTTTTAAAAACGTGTGTAATATCTCTATCAAACATGTTATAAAAATCAAAATTAATTGAAAAGTCAAAATCTTTTTCAACTATTACGTCTTTTGGAACATGCCAAAACAATTCTGTTTTTGAAGTTTTTAATGCTACTTCATAGTCTTCATACGTGTCAAAAGAAAATATTTCGTAATTTCTAGGTTTACTTGCTACTTGTTTTATTTGTTTCTTTTGTGCTAAGAATCGATATTCCAATTCTTTATCTGTTGGAATATAGCTTTTAGGCATTAACACAATACCATCAAACTTATCATTTTTTCCATTACCGAATAAATGGGGATATTTAAAACTCCACTCGTCTGGTTCGTAATCAAACTCAAATGTTTTATCTACAATTAAATCGTCGTACACAATCCAAAACATATCTGTTACTGCTACTCTCATAGCATCTTGATAGGTTTTAACTGCAATAGCTTCGGGAAATCTTTTTCTTAAATCTTCCCATGTACCGGTTTCTTTGTCACCTAGGAAGAAAATATCAAAGTTATGTTTTCCTCTATACACATCGTAGTCACCGCAAATGTTAGTTTCGGTTACAAGATGTGTTTCATCATTTACGATAGTTGGTACAAGTCTAACTTTTTCCCAACTACTTACACGCTTGCTTTCTTTAAAAACATATGGAAAACAAATAGTACATCCATAGTCATCACGTTTGGGTTTGTAGTGCCACGGAAACGATCTATATACTTCGATATCTTTATCAACAACCCATACATAATCTGACTTATCTTTGAACTTTTCGAGTTGTTTTAAATCGTAGTTCTTTGCGTCTTCTACATATAGGATTGGAAATCTTTGCAAGATATGATTTTTTAAAACATCTTGTGCATTGTAAGTCTTTTTACTAAATTTTTTAAAACGTTCAACTGTATTCATTTGTCTCATCTAAAATAAATGCTTTTATTCCGTAGTGTGCTACTTGTTTACTCAAGTCAACATCAATAAAAGTTTTGAATCCATACTCGTTTGCTTGTCTGCAAAAATAAATATCTTCACCTACAAAGTTGTCTTCTGCTTCGTTATAAATGTGAGTAAACCACGGCTTAGGTAACGTTTCAAAAACTTTTCGACTTACTAACATGCACCCCATTCCAACTGCCCAAACTTTATGCAAGCCTGTTTTGGCATCTAGCCTAGCATCTAGATCGTGCTGATTGATAAATGCAACACTTCTTAATGGTTTAACTCTTGTGCTATAAGTTGCAGCAACAATATCTTTATTGTGTGCGAGCAACTGATCAACTGTGTCTTTTGGAAAGTGCATGTCACTGTCAAGCCAAAGTAAATAGTCCGATCCACTTTGTAATGCACGATTTGCTAGTATTTGTCGTAGGTCTGGAATAACAGTTCCTAATGCAGAAAATATTTCAAAATCTACACCGGACTTTGCCAAGTGCGAAGTTAAATTAGCAAGAGACTTGGCAAATCCTAGGTGTACATAGTTGTGTGAAGGAATGCATATTGCAATTTTCATTAAACTAGCTCTTGACTAATCAAATCTAGATTCAATTCCTTTTCAGTTGCTAGTGTGAGTTTGTTTAGTTTGTTTGCTGTACTTGTTGCTTTTTTTACAACCTCTGCAAATTCTTTTTCAGGAAGCAGTGCCATTGCTAACATTGTTTCCGGTTGTACTTTACCTAAAGTTAGAAGATCTGCCGCTGCACGATTACCAAAATGTTCAATCCAATGGTGTTTGTCATCGGCTTCTGCTCTACCCAAAACTTCTTCTTCGGTTTCACTGCCTAAGATTTTAGTTTTAATAGATTGTTCTAGTTCCTTGTCTTCTAAATTAATAGATTTTAATTTTTTAAGTTTTCTTGCCTTACTAAATTCAGTAGCAAGAATAACATTCTCGAGTTCATATGCTGTTATCATAAAAGTATTCTCCTCAAATTAACTACCTTGACCACCGAATGTGGCACTAAGACAAATAAATGTACCTGAAGAAATACCTAAGTATGTTCCTAGTACACCCATGAATATAGGAGTTCCGGAAAGCCCGAAGTAAGTGTTTACATCGCTCATACAAATGAGACTACCTGTTGGTGGTAACGATCCTGTTGCCATATATATTCCTAGTTTTTACTACAATAGCAGAGTATTTAATTTAAGTCAAGTAGGATAGCCAAGGTTTTTGGCTATCCTTACTTTTATTTATCGAGTACTTTCTGAAGCATTGATCTCAACTCGTCAATTTGTCTTTGCTGTTCTTTAAACGCTTCGATAAATGCACCAGCAAAAGCACCGTAGTTAACTGACTTAATACCGTCCTCGCCTTCATGCACAACTTCTGGAAAATATTTCTCAACTTCTTGTGCAATAACACCCATATGTCTACGTTCGGTGTCTTCTTTATCGGTTCTTGTAAATGTCACACCACGTATGCTTAATATCTTGGTTAGCGGATCTGCAATAACTTCAATGTTATCTTTAACTCTAACGTCAGAGAAAGCACAAACATCACCAGTTGCAGTAAAGGTTCCATCGCCAGTTAATACTGCGGCTTGTGTAGTTCCGCCGTACCATCTGAAGTATGTAGTAGCACTAGCAGTTGGAACACTGTGCCACAATGTACTGCTTCCGATACCTATTGCATAATCCACTGCCGCAGCACCTATAGCTGGATATAATAATAGTTTAGTACCGGCGCTTCTTGTGGTAAATGCAGGTAAGTCAACACCGTTGACGTTCCAGTCAATTCTGTTACCGCTTGCACCATTTAGATAAAGTTGACTGCTGCCTGCTGTAGCATTATTTGCACCAGATAGTATCAATGTTTGTGTACTTGGATTTATACTGAAGTTAGTGTTAACAAGACCGGTTTGTGCACCTGTGGTGTTTGCAACAAACGTAATGTATCTAGTTGCGTTTGTCGAGTCAGTTGCAATGCTTTGTAGTGTATCAGTGTTTGTGTCAGTGTCACTCCACGGAACGTTTACTACCAAGTTGTCACTGCCGTCAACTTGAACTGCGTATGTTCTACTTGCTGTTGCACTAACTGCGTTTGATGCAACTGTTTGTGTAGTAGCATTTACGTTTGCATTAAATGTTGTGCCACTTAACGTTAATCCTGTTCCTGCTGTATAAGTTGTATTTGTGTCAACTACAGTTTCAGTTGCAGTTGTTAATCCAGTTACGTGACCGTATGTATCAAGTGTAACAGATTGGATATATGTTCTGCCAGTATTAGATAACGAATTTTGACCACTTGTATTTGAGTGACTGATTGTTATTCGATCTGCAACTGTATCAGCTACTAGATCGATACCGTTTGTGCTATCTACTGCTCCTGCTCTAATATATAGCGTATCATTGTTACTGTCTGCAACAACTGTATCAATTGCGGTACCATCAGATTGTTCAAGTGTGATGTTTTTAAATATATTCTGCGAGCTGCCGAGATCAGTGTTTGTAATACGAATAGCGTCACTTGTTGCAGCCACGTCGATATTAATACCAGATCCGCTTACTAGCGTTAGTGTGTCTCCAGTAGTATCTGCAACAGCACTGCCTGTTTCTGCCCAGGTATATCCGCTGTCGGTATCAGTTACTGTAACAGTACCAAAGTCTGAACTTTGGCTAGTTAAGTAAGTTGCAGTTGTAACCGCAGTTACGTGACCAAAACCATCAAGAGTGATTGCAGCAATACCTGCACTACCTTGAGCGCCAGTTAATGTGCTGGTGTCTGCGTGTGCAATTGTAGCTGCTGTACCTTCACCTGCTGTTGCACTGATAGTAAGCCCGCTTGATGTTGTTTCTGCACCAGGTGTGCCAGCAGCTACAGTTGCAACATAGTTACCAGTGGTGTCAGTCCCGAGCGCAACACTGTCGGCTGCAATTGTTGCTGTCAGTGTAACGGCTGCACTTCCGTCAATGCTTACGCTACCACTTAAATCGCCACCTAGTGTTATAGTTCTAGCTGTTGCCCACTTGGTTGCTGTTGCTGCGTTACCAGAAACGCTAATTGCATAAGTGCCTGTTAGTCTGTCGCTAGGCACTGTACCACTGGTTAGCTGGCTAGCATTAAGAGTTGTTAATCCGCTACCATTACCGTTAAATATACCATTGGAGTATACGTTTCCGGCAACACCTAAACCTCCGCCGATGATAACAGCACCGGTTGTATGGCTAGATGAAGCAGTTGTGTCGCTAAATGTCTTAGCTCCTGCCATAGTCTGAGTACCGCCTAGTCTTGCTCCGTCTACAGTACCACTTGATAGGTTTGAAGCATTTAAGGTTGTTAATCCGCTACCGTTGCCAGTGATTGTACCGCCAAGGTGAATGTTTCCAGCAACACCTAGTCCTCCGCCGATGATAACAGCACCGGTTATAGTACTAGATGAAGCAGTAGTATCACTAAATGTCTTAACTCCTGCCATAGTTTGGTTTCCGCCTAAGCGAGCACCTGCTACTGTACCACTGGTTAATTCAGTCGCATTAAGAGCAGTTAAGTTTGTACCCACTCCGGAGAAGCCACTGGTTCCACCAAATGTTAATGTTGTTGTACTAGCTGTTAAAGTAACGCCCGGAATTCGGAAGTTGGTTATACTACCGTTACCTAGTGTAATTTCGTTGCTGGTTGTACTTGTGCTTGCGTCTGCATTATAACCAATAACAATGTTATTACTGCCTAATGCAATGCTATCGCCAGCATTACTACCGATAGCAACGTTTTGTTTACCAGTGGTAATTGCAAGTGCCTGATATCCAACTGCAACGTTGTTTGTAGCTGTATCGCTTACAGTGCCGGTTGTGTTTTGCATCGATTGAGCACCAACAGCAACGTTGTATCCAGCATTTGCTGCGGCTTGTGCTAGTGCATCATTTCCTATTGCAGTATTATGTGTTGAGCTAGTAACAAGAGCCAATGCTGTATTACCAAGTGCAACGTTATCTGTGCCTGTAACAACAGCACCCATTGCACCGACACCGACTACTAGATTGTCAGTACCGGTACTTATAGCTTGTCCACCTGCTATTGCAAGATTGGTTGCACTATTTCCACCGCCACGACCGACTTTGTGGCTGTTTACAGTTATATCACTGGTAAATGTTTTTCCTGCTTGCGATGTAGGCAAATAGGAATCACTTATAGTACCAGAACTTATATTTGAAGCATTTAGAGTTGTTAGTCCGCTACCATTACCAGTGAATGTACCACCAGAGTGAACATTTCCAGCAATACCGACACCGCCGTCAACAACTAATGCACCTGTTGTAGTGCTGCTCGAAGCAGTTGTTGCATCTATGTTTACATCTGGTTTAAGAGCAATAGCATTGCTACCAGTTGTACTTGTGAAAACAATAAAGTCATTTGATCCGTCTGTGATACTTAACCCGTCTACTAGGTTTGTAGGGAATACAATTTCGTTTTCGGTAGTTGCACCCTTAAAGTTTACGCTTTCACTTAGATACAAGTCTTTCCATGCAAGTGAACTTGTACCCAAGTCTCGAGCATCATTTGTACTTGGTTCTAAGTTGCTGTCCATACGTCCTACAAATGTTATAGTGTCGGAAGTGGCATTACCTAGATTGATATCTCCATTTAAATCTGTTTGTCCTGTTACAGTTAGTGTACCTGCAACAGAAGTATTACCACTTGCTACTACTACACGAAACTTTTCAGATCCGCTGGCGCCGATATCAAAGTTGGTACCATCAAAGCGGAAGTTTGCATCGTCTTCTACTATGCCACCAGTTCCTGCAATAACAATACGGTTATTGGTCAAGTCACTTATAGTTGCACTGGCTAGGGTTGATTCACCGGTAACACCCAATGTTCCTGCAACGGAAGTATTGCCACTTGACGCAGTTACAGTAAATTTATTTGTATTAACTGAAAAATCGCCGCCGATGTCTCCTAGTCCGGAAACATCTAACGTACCAATGGTTGCTGTTCCGTTGACATTTATGCTTGTAGCTGTTAGATTCCCTTCAAACGCATCTGCAACAACAGTGCCGAGACTAAACGATGCATCGGCGACATTGATGTTGCCGGTTATTGCAGGATCGTATTCATCAAAGAACTTAAACTTTTGATCTGTAACATCAAAGAAGAATCCTAGATGAGTGTATCCTACACCCGATGTCCCTGTGTTTCTGTTTCCTGTAACACCAACATCAACGTTTACCGGCGAAGCACTACCTGACCAGATATCGTTTAGTGTGTGTCCTGTTGTCGATACCCACACAACACTGATACCGTCTGCTAGTGCTACAGGGTCTGTATCTACATCAATGTCAGTTGCTTCTGTTGTAGAAAAGTTATCCAATGACCATTCAAACGTGTCAACTCCTCCAGTACCGCCGCCGACACTGTCTATTCTTACATAGAATGTTTGTGTTGTTGTACCCTGGTAGTGTCCTACTAGTGTAGCATCATCTAACCCTGTACCGGTGAATGTTGTTCCATCGTTTCCTATTGTGTCTCCAGAATTTAAATATATAAAACTAGAGTCAACTTCTAAGTTGTTCAATTTAACACTAGATTGACTACCTAGTACTATTAAGTCTCCTGCAACTGTAACATCAGCATCGAAGTATGCACCTTCGGTGACTCTAAATTTTTCTACTGTGTGACTTCTTAGTTCGATGTAAATTGATCCTGTGCTTGCATTACTGGTTAAACAGATACCGATATCAACTGGGAAGTTAGGATAATCGGGTGCAGTTTGCACTAGTGTTCCTGGAGCATCAAACCCTAAGTGAATCTTTTGTCCAGATGTTAAGTTACTGGTATCGATACCGTCGATATATCCACTAACAATAACATAACCTTCTGCTCCGTTTGCAATATTATGTCCTGCTAATCCTATAACTTCTATTTTGTTAAGATCGCTAGCATCGGCTAATGCAACTGTTGGATAGCGTCCAAAAACAGCATCTCCTGCAATATAAACACCTGTTACATAAACAGGTTGACCTTTATTGATAGTTGCGCCTGAACTGTTGCGGCAACGAATAAATTCACGTTCACCTAATGTAATGTCAAAGTTACTATTATTGCTAAACAATACCAATGACTCAAAATCGCTGTCATAGTATAGTCTGCCTTCTTGGTATGACGGACGACTTGAATATGCAGTCGGTGAAAAGTCTATTCGGCCCAGGTTAGCTTCAGTTACGTTAACTGTACCATTGACGTATAAGTTTTCTGCAATACCAACTCCGCCGTCGACAACTAATGCACCTGATGTATAACCAGTAGATCCTGTGGTTGAATTAAATGTGACATTACCATCAACTGTAAGAGCATCATCTACTTTTACATCTCCTGTAAACGTTGCCAGACCACTGGTGTCTATTGTTAGACGTGTAGTTGATGTTTGCTCAATAGCACTGGACGATCCAACTTCACCTGTTTTTACAACAAAGTTGCCGCCGGTGGCATTACCTGTTCCTAGTCCGGCTTGTATAGTAAATGCGCCGCCGGCTATGTTTGTTCCTATACCGCTTTCACCTTTGAGTGTTGCATTTGCAGTACTGCTACTTGCTTCTGCACTACCGAAAATAACATTTCTGTTTCTTATTAACATTGTGTTATCTTTAGTAAGTGTTCCTGCAATAGGCGATGACGAACTTACAGTAACGTTTGCATTGGTTTTTATAGTAAAGCTAGTAGCGTTAAATGTTGCGCCTAGTACTGGCCATTGTCCATCTAAGTTAGAAACAGTGCTACTAGCTATGTTAATGGTGTCGCCTGCTCTGATGCCTAATGTAAACGGAGTATAGGTAAATGTTAATGTTGTACTTGACGATATTGTTCCAGTTGTTTCTGCACTCAAATAAACATAATCAGTTGTAACACCGGAAACTGTTGTATTTGCAGGAATACTAGCAGAACCAGTTACTAACATGCCTGCTAGTATTCCACTAGTACTTGCCATTGGAACTTCTTTGTCACCATTTCCAGTAATACCGTCTGTTGCTGCGGTAAAAGATTCTAAGTTTACTGTTACTGTTGTTGAGGAGGTTGCATCGTAGTTGTCAATGAAACTTGTTATATTTCTTGTAGCAGTACTCTTACCTATTTTTACAGTTTCGGCAGCAGATCCTAATTCTAGTGTAGTAACATTATCATTGTATACCAAACCAATTCCTGTGCTTGTTGAAGAAAGTCTTGCTGATCCTACGTCTAGCCCTTCTGCTAGATCTAGTGCAGTACTCCATTCAGGTGTTGTACCATTAGATTTCAAGAAGTTGTTTGCTCTACCAATGTTTAATGTGTTTAGTGTACTTGTAGATTGTGCATATATGATATCACCTTGTGAATATGCTGATAGGTTAGTTCCGCCCTTGTTTACAGGAACATTAGAAGTTAAGTTAGAAGGATCCAAGAAATAAGAACTGTCAAGACTGTCTAGTGTTCCTGCATCTACTACTCCGTCCTTGATAAACACTTGTCCTGACGCACCGGTGTCTACATCAAATTGACTTTGTAAGAATCTAGCAGTACCAAGTGTTGAATATAGTTCGCCCGGATCGTAATCAACGTTAGCAATACCAATACTTACGTCTCCGTAGTATTCTCCCGATATGTTAGAACCTGTAAGTGTTATAGGGTTATCGGTTGTATTTGCTTCTATCAAATTCTGCACTACAACTCGATAACTGCTATCTCCGTACAATACAGTATCAGAGTTTGCTGTTCCCGAACCTGCTAATCTAGTAGGAGATACAATACCTGAAATAATGTTACTTGCATCTATGTTTGTAACTGCTAAACTATTCCAGTTTGCTTTTAATCTACTGCTTGTATTAACAACGCCGTTTACTTGTACGTTTTGTAGTATTACAATTGCATGGCCAACACCTGTTGATGTAATATTCTTTGCACCTACAACTAACCCGTTAATACTAGCAAGTGCGTCACTTCTTAGTTCGTGTAGTGTAAAGCTGTTGGTTGTTACAGATCCAATAAAGAATCTACTGCCGTCGACTATTTCAGTAGAAGCTATATCAGGCAATGCAGAAACTGAACTTCCATCATTTTCGATGCTGATTTTTATAGCGTCTCCTGTTGCAAATCCGTGATTAACTACAGTAATACTATTGTCAGCAATGTTAACTACATATCTAGTTAAGTTGTGATTGTTGTTTGCTGGAGTACTTAAAAATTCTATTTTATTAACTAAACTAAAATCTTCATACAGCTCAATTGTATTAGCAGTAATACTTTTTGCATAATAAACTTCGCCATTTATCATGCCTCCTATAGCAACGTTTCCTAGAGTATTATATGATACTGGATCGCCGTTTGAATATCCATGGTTTGTTATAGTAATTCTATAATTTACATAATCAACGTTACCGCCAGCGCCTACATCTCCGGCTAAGAAATTTTGACTAATTGAATCTTCTAAATCGATGATTTGCTTTGTAAGAGGAGCATCGTTGTCTTCGACAAAATCTACAGATGACGTACTTGCAACAAAAAGCTCTCCACCTATGATGTTAACATAAGCACGCTTTTCTATTGCAGTGATTTCAATTTCAAAATCGTGTCCAAGACCTACGCCGTCAAAGTTCGGATTGACTGAAAGCAGATCACCAACAGCATATCCTGTGCCACCTCTTCGAATGTCAACATCTACGATACAGGCATCAGTAACTGTTAAGTCAGCAAGTGCACCGGTTCCTACTCCGGTTACAGAAGTCAACGGAATCATTTCCCAAACATATGTACCTGTTGCAGGAGCATAGTCGAATCCTGGTGTAAAGTTTGTATTGTCGACGTTTGTACACACACCGTATCTTGTTTCTGTAACAGCACCTTGTGCATTTCCGTCGGCACTGGTTACAAGAGTATAAGCATATCCTGTGACTGCTTTAATTGATTCATTTGCTCCAGTGTTTGCAATGGTAAATGTAGTGTTTGTAGGTATTGACAGCACTATACCGTTTTCATCGTATAGGTGGTCGCTAGCATCTACT